GAGCGCCTTTGCCCAGTCCTCGTAAGACTTGCTCGTGCTAAGCGGACTAATCTTTATCTTTGCGTGCGCCGCTATGATCTTGTCCTGCAGCACGCCAGGCACCGTCACACTGCCCTTGAGTTTCTCCTTCAAAGTTGCCGCGCTTTTATCTTTAAACTTGTCTACCCATGCATCGACCACGATCTGCGGGTCCAGCTCACCGCTTTTGAGCGCCGCCTTTACCTGGCCGCTGGGCGTATTCCAGTATTTCTCTGTAGTCCACTGCTCTGGCGCTGGTGCACCGCCTATTGCCTGGCCGAGCAGCGGTGGTGTAGGTTCCTTCGCCGCTCCGCCGATCTGGACGTTCTTGTCTAAGATCTTGACATCCTGCGGGCCTATTGCAACATAGACATTAATGTCGTTGCCATCTACCGTCGACGGGTGCATGAAGTTTAAGTATTTATAGCCCTCTTTCTTAGCCTCAGCTGCCTCTGCTTCTATTACCTCATCAACGTCCCCATCGTTCATCAGCGCGTCCATGACGGAATCATCAATGTTCTTAATCTTGCCTGCCGGTAGGTGGACGCCCATTACCTTGCCTTCCCCCGCTCCGTGGCTCCCGCTGATGATCGCGTTCTCGGCATATCCTTTCGCCTCTGCCGGGTCTTGTAAGAAGTACCCCAGCTTTCCGTTAAACTTATCAAAATCGCCTGCGGCGGTAGTGCCGTGATATGCGTTTATAGTGTTGCTATCGGACTTCGGCACTTCCGTTATCCACTGTCCCTGCTGCTCCGCTTGCTGTGCCGGTTGCTTCGATGCCCCCGGAAGCATGGTCAGGATAGCATCCTGGTGCTCCTGTGGCAGACTATTGAAAGCCGGGTATTTTGTAAGCGGTGTGCCCTGTCCCCATTCCTTGTACTCTTTTTTCCACCAGTTGACCACGATCTTCTGATCGAGGTCGCCGTTCTTCAGTGCCGCTTCTACCCAGTCCGGGTGCGTGGTCGCATTGTCGACGTAGTCCTGCAGTGTCCACTTGCTTTGCTTTGCTGCCTTCAGAAGCCGTGTGATGTCGTCGGCTACCTTCTGGACACTCGCCCAAATTACCCGCTTCTTCAGTTTGTTCTTGCGCCGCTCGGCAAACTCGGCCTGTACGTAGCGGACAAGCAGCGGAATACTCAGCACCTGCCGGGCCAGCTGACACGCCCGCAAGAAAGCCTGCTGCATCTGCCCACGGTGAGCGTCGGCGATCTCCAGCATCTGCTCGTGCTCAGGCTGCACCAGAGAGCCAACCTTCTCGATCATATGCTCCAGCACACCATCCAGATCGTCCAGACACTCCCGGCTCACTGCCATTTATGCCACCCTCATCCTCTTGAGCACTTCCCGCAACTCGCCCATGAGTCCCATGAGTTCGACCGCTGTGTCCTGCGTGACCGGCAAGATCCGCCGCTTCTGCACAGGCGGTGTTGCTGCCTCGTCCTGGTCTTCCGGAGTCTGCCCGTCGCCCGGCTGCTTTGCAGCGCCAGTGTTGCCACCTGCCTGATCCGACCTACCCTGATCCTCTTGCATGCCCTGCGCTGCAGTCTCATCGGAGTCCTTCTGTTTCTCGACGAGGTTTGCCGCTCGACGAAGCTGATTCTCCAGCTCGTCGTCCGGGAAGAGCTGCATGCCTGCGCCTGACAGCGCCGTGATGTAAGCCGCCATGTCGGGCAGGTCGTATTCCTTGACCTGGCCGTGCTCCACTTCCGGCAGTTTGGTAATACCCGGAAACGTGTTAAGCGCAAAGAGCCGCGGCACGCCGTGGCGGTTGATAACCTCGGCGATCGCATCCAGCCATGCTGCCAGCGCCTGAGCGAACAGTTCCGTCTTGTCGCTGTGCAGCGCAAACGATCCGACCTTATTCTGTCCCAGCAGAATGAAGTCGGCCATGACCGTGCAGGCGATCTGCTGGTTATAGCGCATGATAATAGCGTTCGTGTCGAACTGCCGCCTACCTGATCCGCCAGCAGACAGCAGCGTCAGCTTGTACCCTGACGGCGTCCCGGCCGATGTCTGCTCTGCCGGAAAGACCACGCCTTCTAGCTCGTCCCGTCTTAGGCTCATGACCAAATTCTTGACGTAGGTCAGCACGGCCTTCTCTGCGTCGCTTGCGTTCACGTCCAGAATCTCTGGCGGCACCAACGCCACCGGCAGACCGGCCAGGTCACGCTCGACGCCGATCGCCTCGATCTCCTCGATGTGCTTTTTGAAATACCACGCCCGGTATGACGTCCGCAGACAACTACGGCCCTCTGGATTATTTTTGTAAGATTTGGTTCTAAATAGTAGCGCCTTCTCGATCGGCAGCCGCCTCGGAATGAAGTCAGGGGGGGGCAACTGATTCATGACCTTGATGCCGCCCTCATTGTCAAACGTCCAGCGCCAGAGCGTCTCCTGTGCCCTGATCGGCAGCTTGCGCCAGCCGATCCTGCCGTCGTCGTACTTGCTGCGCAGCAGCGGATCGCTGTAGTCCTGGCCGCCTCCCCGCTTCTTGTAGCAGATTTCGTGCCAGCTCCAGCCGAAGACGAACATCGAGAGCGCCTCTGTGATGAAGTCATGCCAGGACGTGCTCATGTCGTGCATGCAGCTATTCAGGAAGTCCGCCGCTTCCTGGTCAGCCGGGCTGTCGCCCCCGGCCTTGACCGACCAGCTCACCTGTCGGCAGAGCATCTCAATCGTAAACAGGATCGCCCCGATGATCGGGTCGTTGTCCCGCATCTCCCGGTATATGTTGCGGCCTCGAATGCCTACCAGGTCCTGCAGCCATTCCTCGTAAACGAACCCGCCAAAACGCGGCAGACCAGTGAGGCCAAACTCCTGCATCGGGTTGAACTTGCGCGGCATCTGCTCGCCTGGCTGCATGCTCAGGTCGCCAGAGCCTGGTATTGCGCCGCGCTCGCCGTTCGGAGGCGGTCCGTACTGCAGCGTGCCTCCGGTGACGGCATTGTATTCGTTACCGGTTCCCTTGCTGATGTCATCTGCCATGTGTCACCGCCCCTTGAATTTGCTAGTACCCTCAAGCGAGATGCCCGACACTGTCGGGAATTTCAGCGGCTGAGCGAAGGACAACACCACGGCGTCCGCCCTGTCCGGTGATGACAGCCCCCGCTTCTTGAGGTCGTCCTTGCTCTCGATCCGGACCTTGCCGGTGCTCGTGTACGTATAGCGCCGGCTCGTCAGCTGCCCCAGCAGATCCTCGTCAGGCGGCAGGCCGATCGGTGTCGGGTTGCTTGCCGGATTCGGGTCGAGCAGATCCCGCAGGTTCCACCACAGCTCGCTCGTCAGGTCAAAAAAGCGCTCCTGGTTCTTCGGCGCTTTGCTGACGTCGACCCCGTCTATCGCAAACCTGCAGCCACCGCCCTTCTGCTGCTCTTTTAAGCGATCGACCACACCAGCGCCGTAGCCGATCACGTCGATCTTGACCTGCTTGACCTGCAGCGCCGTCGCCTCGGCCTTGACCCAGCCGGCCGTCTCCATCAGGTCGTGCTTGTGCCAGCCCTGTATCGACAAGACCTTGCGGCCTGCCCGTGGAGCCAGTGCGCTCTCGTCCATGCCGAAGCGAGCGACGTCGACGCCCATTTCCCGCGGCTCGCCCTCCGCCATGTCGTGCCAGCGCGCCATTGCCGCCTCAACCCACGACAGCGGAATGAGCACGTTCTCGCCGGCCTCGGGAAACTGGCCCCTGACCCTGGCGATATAGTCCGGCGAGTCCGGCCCCCACTTCACGTATTTGTCGTATGCCCATGCCGGTATGATCAGCTCTGGATACGGCAGCAGCCCTGTGATCTTCTCTTCCCAGGTGTTGGTTTCAAAATCCGCTTCTGTTATGTCGAACGCCGTAAAATTCGGCGTGTCGAATGCGCTTATGTGAACCTTCCCGACCTTCGGATCGCTGAATTGCTTGGCAAAGTTGGAATCAGGGTCCGTGGGGTTCCCGATCAGCAGCATTCGGGCATTCTCGCTCGTCAGCAGCGACTCGATCGCTGCAAAGATCTTCGGCTCGATGCCGGCCGCCTCATCCACGATCACCAGGATGCGCTTGCCGTGCAACCCCTGGAAGTTGTCGGGGATGTCGGTTGCAAATCCGAACGCATACCAGCCGTCAGCGATCTTGTGCTCGACCGTCAACAGGCGTCCGCCCAGCGGCTTCTTTGCCTTGTTGACCGCCTTCGCCCATTCCTGCCAGAGGATCATGCGCACCTGGCGGCCTGTCGGCGCTGTCGTGATCACGATGGACGGCCACGCCATGAGGTAGGTGATGCCTACCCGCGCGGCCGTCCATGACTTCCCTGCACCGTGGCAGCTCCGGGCTGCCGTGATGTTGTTTAACCAGACAGATTCGAGTATCTCTAGCTGCTTGCTCCACGGCTCGCCCGTGAAGACCTGCCCCCAGAACCAGGCAGGGTCCTTGCGCATGTGCTTGACCATGCGAACCTTCTCGTCATGCTTCAGCGCCCTCATCAGGCACATCTCCTGCGATGTCGGCCCAGCTCTCCTCGACCTTCAGCCGGTCCGGTTCTTTGTGGACACCGCCCAGCGTCTGCATCACCTTGATGTATTCGCGCTCTTCCTCGGCGATATTATTCAGCAGCTGCGCCCTGAGCCGGTCGTCGGCCTTATGCACGAGTTTAGGGCTAGCCGGATCTTTCCTGTCCCAGATGTCAACCTCGTTGTGATATGCCTGCCAGCGCAGCGACTGGCGCTCGTTGTACGCCGCTTGCAACTCGAAGATCGTGTTTTCCAGGGGTGCCTGCATGGCCTGATCGCCGATTTTTTGGCCGTACACCCTAATTGCCCGCAGGTCGTGCTCGATCGTTCCCTCCGGAATGCCCAGCACCTCAGAGATCTGTCTGGCCGACCAGCGGTGGACGTAGTACGCCCGCAGGATCTTCTCCCGCCGCTTGATAACGTCTATGCTAGGTCCCAGCCGGATCTTCTTCTGCCTCGCCATCGTCCTCAGCCCTCTCGATGTTCGGTCCCGCCAGGAAGTCGGCGGCCATCAGTTCCAGCGCCCGGCCACGTGGATTCTTTTCCAGCGCCTCCTCGATGATGATTCTGGTCAGCGCCTGGTCGAGGACGGCAACCTGCTCGTTGAACAGAGCAAACCGGATGATCGCCGGCGCATTCTCGCCGTCCAGATCGGCCGCCCGGCTCTGGTCCAGTCTCGCCAGGTTCTGCATCGCGCCCACGGCCATGTCATAGTCCCGGTCGTTGCACTCGACCTTGACCTTGATCTCGCAGTACGTGGCCTCGCTGGCCAGCATGGCCTGCTCCACGAAGTCATGCAGGCTGCGCGGCTTATCCCGGTAGATGACTGCCGAAATGAAGATCGGCTCCTCGTCCCGTTCCTGCGCCGCCTTGCGCTCCATGTCCATCTCGATGTCTGCCGGCAGTTTCAGCAGCGCCAGGTCGTCCCGCAGTTCCTCTTCCTCGTATGGCAGCTTGGCCTCGATCTCGGCCAGCGTCATCGTCCGGTTGAGCGAGTGAATCACGTTCGCCAGCTTGATCGGCACGGCAGCCCCGCGCATGTAATTGAGCTGCACCGTCTTCAGCATGGCCTCGGTGTCGTCCATCTCCAGGACCTGGCACGGTACCGTCTGCATGTTCAACTCTTTCGCCACCAGCCAGCGATGATAGCCGTCCACGATCTTGTAGCGATCTTGGGCGACCGGCATAACAAGAAGCGGCGGGATGTACCCCGTCCGCTGGATATCCTTCTTCATTTTGCTGTAGGTCTTGGCGTCCATCTCGTTCGGATTCCACTGGTTCGGCTCACACTGTTCGACCGGGATGTGCCTGATAGCGCCGAGCGCTGTCGGCAACTGCTTCACCTTGTCATCCTTGTCCTTCGGCATTGCCTGCTGCTCCCCTGTTAACCTGAATTAACCTTTTTACAGGTTAATCTGGTTAATAACTTTCGGCGCTCTCGCCGTGTCATTACCTGGCCTTTACCAGACTCCCGCAGCCACTGCTCTATCCCGGCCTGTCTGGCCTGCCGCAGCGCCTGCTTGCGGGCAGCTTTCTGAAGTCCCACGCTCACCATCTCCATACACCATCATTCCGTTAGGCAGTTTATATGCAACTTTACGCCATACCGGCAGCCAGCAGTCATGCAAACCACGTCCCGCTGCCCGGCACAGCCTGCACTCCCACGGCCATGGCAGCGGTTCGACAATCAGCGACTGCTTAACCAGCGGAGGCCCCTGCCTGGCAGCCATCACCAGCGCGCTGTGTCTTCGCTGCCGTGCGGGCGCCGGTTGAGCAGCGACAGACTGAGCAACCTGTTTAGGCGCTCGTCCCCGTTTAACCGGCTGCGACACGTAAACCTCGAAAGCCATGACCGTTCACCACCTTCAGCCCACTGCAGCAGTCTCCAGACCGCCAGCAGCACATAAATCAGCATTAGCACTGCCTGAGCATCCAGGCCATGCCGCCAGTCGATGACCGCCCAGCAACTGTTACTCACCAGCCATATCCAGAAGCACCAGCGGCGCTTGTAGATGTTAGCGATTGTCCCGATCAGGCTTGTCACGGTGATCCACCATGTCCAGGCCACGTCAACCCCGCCTTCCCACGATCAGCATCTCCGTCCGCCGTGCGTCCGTGTCAGCCTCATTCCCGAAGTTGTACTTGTACTTCAATTCCGTTATGGTCGCAGGCCTAAACTCAGCCACGATCGCCCCTAGATCCTGCGCCGTCACCTTCGGCCCCCCGTAGCTGATGATCCACAGCGGCGACCAGGCGGCCGCCCGCAGCATCTCCCTGAGCATGTCCAGCGCGCCATTCTGGTTGAACTTGCTCGGCTGCTCCTCGACAAGTTGGCCGGCCAGGATGCTGTCAAGCACGTTGTACTTGTTCTCGTAGCTGTCGCAGCCGTAATAAGGCGGGTCGAAGTAGACGATGTCACCGGTGACCTGGCTCAGGAAGTCCAGCACATCCATCTTGAAGAATCTGTTGTCCAGGCCGTTGCTGAAGATACCGCCGTTGATCGCCTCGAATACGTGCTGCAGCTTCCGGAGCGGCGGCGTGCAGATCCGCTTGACGCTCTCGTAGTGGCTCTTCTTGATCTGCGCATTGTAGCGGCCAACCAGAGGTTGGTAGATCCCCTCGTTGCCGAAGTCGCCGTATTTCCGGTACCTGACGATGTAGAGGATGACGACCAGCCGCCAGAGCATCACCCGTGTCGACCTCGGATGCCATTGCACCGCGAGCTCGCTCAGTTCCTTGATGTTTCCCAACATCGTATCCAGCGTCTCTGCGTCTTCCGGCGTAAACAGGTTGGCAAAGTTCGCCCGGACAAAGCTGTATTCATTCTGCATAAGCAGCCTGTGCATGTCCATGTCGTCCAGCCTGACCCGGCTATTCTCGATCAGCGCCCGGCCAATCACTTCCGACCTGGCGCTGATGTCGTTGCACAGCACCTGGTAGCCCTTGGCCTTACCGAACAGGCTCACGCTGCCGCCGCCCAGGAAAGCGTCGACCAGCACCGGCATCCAGCCCGGACCTGGCAACGGCATCTGGCTAAATATCGCCGACAGCAGCTTCTGCTTGCCGCCAAAATAGCAGGGCAGCGCTTTCAGCAGCTTCACCAATTCGCCCTCCCCACGATCAGGTACTCCTGATTCTTGGCCTTGTGCTCCTCGCTGGCGACCGCGCCCAGGTGAGCGTACTTGATCCGATAGGACTTCACGCTGCGCCCGCTCCTGGCGACGATCTCCTCTACTTCGCGCAGGCAGTCCAGCTTGCCGCCAGCGTTGCCCATGCTGATGATGATCGTCTGAATGTGCTTGCTGGCCTCACATACGTTGCCCAGCAAGCGGTAGCCGTCCTGCTCGCTGAAGCGGCTCTTCTTCTGCTCTAGGATGCGCCCGGCCAGGACCTCGTCCAGGATGTGATAATTTTCCTCGTACCCGGCAGTGCCAGCATACGGCGGGTCGAAGTAAGCCACATCGCCGGTCACCTGTTCGAGAAATTCCAGTACGTCCAACTGATAAACCCTGTTTTTCCGGCTATTGTCGATCACGCCGCCGTTGATCGTCTGGCGCAACCCCTCCAGGACTTCCGGGATCGGCCTGAGCACGGCCTTGATGCTGCTGCCGTAGGTCTTCGCCTTGACGTCCTCGATCCGGCCTTCCTCGACCGGCACGCCGAATGCGTTCGGGCTGCTGAATTTGCCGTACGGCCTGATGTAAATAATTGCCTTCTGTAGTAGTAGTAGTAGTAGTAGCCATTTGCGTGGCCCGTCTTCCAGCGCCCGCACAATCCCGAAGGCATCATCCAGGAATCTGGCGTGCTTGCTGGTGAAGACGGTGGGGCAGAAGTTGGCCTCGATGAAGCCGCGCTTCACGTCCTGTTTCTCCTGGCACAGCATCGCCACGTCGAGCCTGCCGATTCGCGCCCGGCCGTTCTCGATCAGCGCTTTTCCGGTAATGTAAGACCTGTAGGCGATGTCGTTGGCGATAACCTGGTGTCCCAGCGCCTTCGCCATCAGCGAGACCGAGGCGCCGCCCATGAATGCATCGATGAAAACGGGCGCATCCTGCACTGGCGGAACCAGTGAGAAAATCGCCTTTGCCAGCTTTCGCTTGCCGCCCAAATATCCAGGGAGTGCGTCGAAAATGTGCAGAGCCTCAGCCACCGGCGTCGCCTCCTTTCATTGGACACCCCCCTGCGCCATGCCGCCCATTCTTATAGCACAGTCAGTGCAGGCGCCAACAAGCCGATGCGGATGTGCATCCAGGACAGCGGCCGCTTCCGGAGACAGATAGCACTCGGCTCCGCAGCTTGGGCATTCGACCAGTTTCCAGTCAGGATGCTTGCGCTCGACGTCCTGCGTCACGAGGTTCCTGTATGTCGGCAGGCACACGATGCCCTGCTCACCTTCCCATGGCTTGACCAGCGGCGTGCTCATGGCTGCACCGCCTTCGGCCTGTAGTAGATTGTCATCTCCCCGCTGTGCTGGTGCATGTGCGTTCCCACAATCTCCACGTTGTTAATACCAGCATTCTCCAGCACCTTCAATGCTATCGTGTTGTCATTTATCGGTGTCCTGAACTTTAGCCGTAACTCGAACACCATCGACCGCGATACCGTGATTTCTTTTATCTTGCTGTGCGCCTCTTCCGTGTGGTCAACCAGAATGCTTGCCACGATCTCGGCGCAGTTTAAATCGTGCTCTCCCATTACTCGCTCCCCCTTTTCGTCATTCACCTAAAGCAGCACAAAGCGCGCAGACAGGCCGAGGAGTCCCTGCTAAACTCTCCGGCCTGTTTGCTGTGCCGTATGCCATGCGCCCTGCTGCGCCCGACTTCATAGGGGAGCGACGGTCAGGCTGGCAACCGACCGCCGCTGGTGAGTGAGATGCTGCCTGCTCGTGACAGGCGGCATTTTTCGAATACTGTACCCGCGGCCGATTATAGCACACTTCCTCCACGCTCCCCGTAGCCGTAACAGTCAATTTTCATTCAATTTGCTTTTCCATGTCGTGCCCTTTTCCCCCGGTCAGGCCAGGCATCACAGAGATCGCGTTTCCCTCAATTTTCCTTCACGTCGATCCCCGATTTCTAGTCCCCAAAAAACCGGTTGAATTCTTTCAAATCGTCCTCGTCCACCAAGCTCACGTACACGATCACGATGTTGACAATCTCTTCCAGACGCCTCGTAAGGGTGCTTTCAGAGATCGACGCCCGCCGCATGACGTCCTTGTAGCTGTATCTGGACCGGAAACGCAGCCGATAGACCTGACGCTGCTCAGGCGACATATTGACGATCGCTCGCTCGACCAGGCCCACCACGCTGCCCACTGACGCCTTCTTGACCGCTATTTTCTCGATCGAGCTACAACCGGTGAAGTACTTTTCCCTGATAACTTCTTGAGCAGCAGCCGTCGATCGAGGCTCAAGCATGTCGATCATGTCCTTCAGCAAGATCAGCTTGTAAAGCAGCCATTTCGCGAAGTCCGGCGTGATTCTCACCTGAGCACCACGACCCTCGAACGCCGGAGACGCCCCCGCCTCCTGGTCAGCCTGTCGTAATCGTGTCGCATTAACTGCCATGCTTCCCTTTCACCCACCTGGATTGTCGTTTGTGTTTCTGCCAGCCTGATCCATCCCCGCTTCACCAGTTCCTGCAGCACCCCTGGCTGCACGACCTGGATGTATTCGAGGACGCTAATCACGGCTATTGCCCCCTTTATTTAACTGCTAGATCGTCATTCTTTTCTTTGGTTTGGAATAGTCCCAATAGCAGATTCTTGGGCATTTCCTTGGCAATCACCAGTGCATACTGTGCTTTCTGGGAGATGCGCAATCTCAGCCCGGCATAAATTCCCCAATCCTCGCCAGCCTCGATGCCCGTGCCAGCCTTGATGCCCGTGCCAGCCTCGATGCCCCAGCCAGCCTCGATGCCCGTGCCAGCCCCGATGCCCTCGCCAGCCTTGATGCCCCAGCCAGCCCCGATGCCCTCGCCAGCCTTGATGCCCCAGCCAGCCCCGATGCCCCAGCCAGCCTTGATGCCCCAGCCAGCCCCGATGCCCTCGCCAGCCTTGATGCCCTCGCCAGCCTTGATGCCCGTGCCAGCCTTGATGCCCGTGCCAGCCTTGATGCCCCAGCCAGCCTCGAT